CAAGTCTTAATTTTTATTCTGTCTTCTTTGTGCATGTCTCTTTCAAGAGTGCTGATCGCTTAGGACGCTGAAACATTTTGAAGAACCTACGTTGCTTGCGTTTTGTTTCTTGTCGCTTTCGATGTATTCAGTAGGCACGATATCGAAACAGATTGCAACAAAAAAATGCATAATTGATAAACTTTCTTATAAGCTATTGATAAACAACGGTTTTATTGGGGTATATCTGCCAAGCTTGGCATGGGGGTATACCTTAGGTTGAGTTACTCCAGGTGGCTCTACTTTAGGTTGTGCTTGTTTTTGGTGCTTTGTTATAGTGTAACATTTTAATTTTTATATTTATAATGTGTAGCGGTTTTAGGTGATGCTTTTAGGTTTGGCTTGGTGTTGATAGAAAGGATTAGTTTTGTGCATCCCCTAGCGTTTTTTCGTAAGCTGTACCAATAGTGAACCAATTATTACGCTCTTTTATGGTATACTGATAGCTTATCTGTCTACTTATGCAATGTTTTCAATGTGTTACATGTATAAAAGCGTAGCGAATACACGTTTAAGGCGAACTGGGCAGGCGAATGCAACCTGAAATAACTCTACGCAGCTATAAGGAGAGTGATGGGGGGCGTGCTCCACCGGGGGGTTAGGGCGTTATATATACATACTCTGCAACACACGGGGTTTTTTAAACAAGTGACGTAACGTAACGTATTGACACAGGCCTAAATATGTGTAAAACTGCGTAGCAGTAGCACCCTAAGTTAAACATTAAGTTAAAACATAAAAATATAGACTATATATACAGTAACTATAGAATATTGGACTTAGGATAGTTAAACTTAAAGTTAAACTTAACAAATATTAACTATTATATAAATTAACTATTGACAAGTAACTATAAATAGTATACTCTTACTACAGTAACTACAATAAGTATAACTATAAAGTTACTACTAGCGTGTTATAGGGTAGAATTACGTATATGTAGTGTCGCCTCATCCCTGTATCTCCCTCCATCACTACCGTGTATGTATATACACCCTGTAACACGCACTTTTTTATAAATAAAACTTGACAATGCGTAAAAAACCTGTACAACTATATGCAAGCGAAACTGTTATAGAAGACTTTTACAGTGCTATAGCAGACAATAACCCTCGTGCTTTACATAAAGTACACATACCTAAGTCAGATGTGTTCTATGTCCGTGAGGCTTTGTACCAACACACTGGAGAGTGGTACACTTTAGATCACGTAGAGAGGGCTATGTACTTAGAAGGGCATTTATCTGCCTATGAAGTGTTAGACCCGGACAGAGTACGTGAGTACGGGTGAGTAAAACGAGCGAGAGAACGTGAGTATGGCTAAGAAACCCGACCCAAGGTTAAAACGTGCAGGTGTATCTGGGTACAATAAACCCAAGCGTACCCCCGGTCACGCCACAAAGTCGCACATTGTAGTCGCCAAGCAAGGCGATAAGATTAAGACTATCCGTTATGGGCAGCAGGGTGTAAAGACGAACCAGACAGCCGGGCAGCGTGAAGCATTTAAGTCACGCCACGCTAAGAACATAGCTAAAGGCCCGATGAGTGCAGCTTACTGGGCGAACAAAAGTAAGTGGTCCCCAAGTAAAACCAAGTCACCTAGCAAGAAGTGGAAGAAAGGGTCTTGATATAGTTGAGTAATGTAGCGGTTGTGCGGCGTAAGAAGCTGCCTAAGCGCAAACGCCCTATTCAGAAGTTAAAGAAGCAGAGATACCTTCAGAAGAAGGCCAAGATGCTTAACTATACGACAAGAGTAGTAGTTTAATATGGCAGCTAAAAAGAAAAGTACAGTAAATAAAGCAGGTAACTACACTAAGCCTACCATGCGTAAGGGCTTGTTCAACAATATTAAGGCTGGCGGTAAGGGTGGTAAGCCCGGTCAGTGGTCAGCTAGAAAAGCCCAGATGTTAGCTAAGCAGTACAAAGCAAAAGGTGGGGGCTATAAGTAATGGCACTTGCTAAATCACAGAAGAGCTTAAAGTCGTGGACTAAACAGAAGTGGCGTACTAAGAGTGGCAAGCCTAGTGCTAAAACTGGTGAGCGTTATCTACCTGCTAAGGCTATTAAGTCTCTTAGCAGCAGTGAGTATGCAGCTACAACCAGAGCTAAACGAAAAGGCACGAAGGCAGGTAAGCAGCATGTGGCTCAACCTAAAAGTATTGCAAAGAAAACCAAAGCCTACAGGAAAGTAAAGTAATATGTGGAACATTATTGGTACAGCCCACACCTTAGCAAGCCTCTTGTGGGGCTTTTTTGGTTGGTTAAAGAAGGTGAACTGGAAGACTGCACCTAAGGACTTTCCTAAGTGGCTACGTAAGAATATGAAGTGGGTTATTGCCTTTATTGTATTCTTAGCCTTTGTTGAGTGGATACTTACGATATGAATGTTAGCTTAGGACTAATGGATCACTTTCCTTTACCAGCTATGCCCTTTGACACACACAAGAATGTTATATTTGAATCAGGTAAGAGTGACACTGTAGAGGTCACACAAAAAGCAGAACATAAGAAGTCGGATAAGTACAGGCATGAAACTGCCTACGCCTATCACCCACAGAACCATAACAGATTTACTACGCAAGGTCAGCACGTAGACTTTGTGATAGCGTAAGGAGATACACTATGCCTATGGTAGGAAAAAAAGAATACCCGTACACAGCTAAGGGAATGGCTAAGGCTAAAACTGCAGCTAAAAAATCAGGTAAACCTATGACGAAGAAAAAAGGTTACGCTCTAGGTGGCCCTGCAACGCCTATGGAAGGTGAGCAGAGCCGCTACCGTCCATCAGCTAATCGTGCACCACAAGGCATGATGTCAGCCAGAGGTATGTCTTCTGGTATGGGTATGGCTAAAGGTGGTAAGGTCTACGCTAACTGTGGTGCATCTGTTCCCGGCGCTCAAGGTAAGAAGAAGAAATAAAGAATGGCAGGTATTAACTTTAGGACAGCCAGTAAGTTTACTGCTGTAACTGGTAACTCTGCTAGTACAGGTGGTAGCCCTAATAACGCTACACTATTGTTTACCTGCCCTTCTAGCCATGAGGCTGAGATTGTATTCCTTCAGGTGTCTAACGATCAGACATCTAATTCAAACATAGGCATTCAAGTATACCACGCAGACACAGATACGTACCACACATTTGTTTTGTCTGAGGCTATAACTGGAAGTTCACATACTCAGTTTATCGGTGGTGGTCCTTTGTTTCTGCATGAAGGTGATAAGATACTAGTCCATAGGCACACCTCAAGTCACGACTTTAGTGCTACACTATCTGCACGTTTATACTTTACTCCTGCAAGACGGGTATGATTAAATAGCATTTCTAATCTAGCCATATATGTGTTATAACTATCTCGCACACAATAAAAGGAGATAGTGTAATGAAATGGTTTAACAATATGTTTGAAGGTTACAAGCAAAGACAAATACGGCGTGTAGCTTACTGGCAACTTCAGAACTTAACAGACAATGATCTAAAAGATATTGGTGTACATAGATCAGAAATCTACAGGTTAGCATACGGAAAGTAATATGAGCACAAGACAACTTACAGAAAAACAACAGGCTTTCATGGCGGTACTCTTTGAAGAGGCTGGTGGTGATGTAGTTGTCGCTAAACGGTTAGCTGGGTACAGTGATAACACACCGTCAACGGTGGTAGTAGAGGCTTTGAAAGATGAGATATTTGAGGCAACTAAGTTATACATGTCTAGGGTTGGTCCTAAGGCTGCAGTGGCATATGCGAGTGCTTTGGACGATCCTACCCAGCTAGGCATTAAAGAGAAGATGATGGCTGCAGGTCAGATACTAGACCGTGCAGGGGTTGTCAAAACGGAGAGGGTATCCGTAGAATCGACAGGTGGTTTGTTTATTCTACCCCCTAAGAATGCAGATGATACTGAGGCTACGTAAGGAAAGACCTCTTCAGCACGAATACTGGATGCTGCCTAGAGTACCGTACAAGGTAAAGGTATGGCTTCGTATCCCACGAATAAGTAAGTACGTTCCGTTTGGTTACGAGATAGACCCTGAAGATGATGGGTGGTTAAACCCTATACCAAAGGAGTTAGAGCTATTAGAGTTAGCTAAGAAACACCTGAAGCAGTACAGCCTACGTCAAGTATCGGCATGGCTAACTACACAGTCAGGTAGAGATATAACGCATGATGGCTTAAAGAAACGTATAGATGTCGAAAGAAAAAGAAAGCACATTACTACAATTAAACGTGAGTACGCCAAGCGGCTCCAAAAAACGTTACACCAGATCGAAGCGCTCGAAAAAAACTACACAGGCCGCTACACCTACGAAGACCAAGAAGATATCAGCAGTAGCTAAGCCCCCTGAGTATGAAGTAGAGGAAGCACAAAACATTGTCTTTAGGCCCAACCCCGGACCACAGACAGAGTACCTAGCTTCAGGTGAACGTGAGGTGCTATATGGTGGCGCTGCAGGTGGTGGTAAGTCCTACGCTACCCTAGCTGATCCTCTACGTAATATGAACAACTCAGACTTCAGTGGTCTGCTTGTACGACACACAACAGAAGAACTTAGGGAACTCATACAGAAAAGCCAAGAGTTATACCCTAAAGCTATACCCGGAATAAAGTGGTCTGAGCGTAAGTCGCAATGGACTACACCAAGAGGCGGCACACTTTGGATGTCGTACTTGGACAGAGACACAGACGTTATGCGCTACCAAGGTCAGGCGTTTAACTACGTAGCCTTTGACGAACTCACTCAGTGGTCCTCCAGTTTTGCGTGGGACTATATGCGATCCAGATTACGTAGTGCAAACAAGGACTTAGGTTTGTACATGCGAGCTACTACTAACCCCGGCGGTGTCGGTCATGCTTGGGTTAAGAAAATGTTCATTGACCCAGCATCACCTAATACACCTTTCTGGGCAACGGACATAGAGTCTGGTGAGGTGTTGCGCTTCCCTGCAGGGCATAGTAAAGCTGGTCAACCCCTATTCAAGAGAAGGTTTATACCTGCCAGCCTCTTTGACAATCCTTACTTAGCTGATAGTGGCGACTATGAAGCCATGCTTCTGTCACTACCAGAACACCAACGCAAGCAACTACTAGAAGGTAATTGGGATGTTAATGAAGGTGCTGCCTTCCCTGAGTGGAACAGAGCCATACATGTCGTGGACCCTTTTAAAATACCC